AGCCAGATTTTGTCTACGTCTCCGGCGTTCCCCATGGTTCTGAGGAATTGTGGACTACTTATCCATTTCTTATATTTCTTCTTGTCTAAGTGTGTAGGTTTTTCTCTACTACCGTAAGTTAAGAAGAACGTCTTGTTATTTACGAAGTTTCTTCCTTTGACGAAAGCGCATTTGCCGAGTTGATCATCCAAATCTTCAGATCCAGACGATGAGCTACTTAGCTCTCGGACTTCTTCTTCTTCGCTTTCGCTGATTGCACTATCGCCAAAGGCTTCTTTCGCTAATTCTTCTTCGGACTTTGTGAGTTTAATTTTTGGTCGGTCCATGGTCAGGTCGGTTTTCTGGTCCGACCGTTAGCCTTACGTCCTTCGGATGGATTTTTAATCACAGACCCCACAAAGAACCCGGCGCGAAGCGCCTCCTGGAGCGAAGCGACACCAACCTCCACGTAAACGTCCAAAGCCTTTGGAACAAGGGCTTTTAATGTTAACGTTTACGCTCTCCCCTATGTAGGGGGGACGGGAGGGGGGTAAGATAACTTGATATACCTGGTTTTCAAAGAACATCCGATTTTAAAAAAAAAATCTTTATTTTTCGGATCTAAAAATCGCGATGAAGAAGTCCGGTTACTACACTGACGCTCAAAAGGCTGCATACTGGAAGGCTAAGGCTTCCAAGTCCAAGCCTAGGAAGGTTAACTACAAGAAGAAGGCTATGTATGTTACCGCAAAGTCAGATGCTAGACTCAAAGAGGCTGAGGCTAGACGTAATGCCACTAAAGAAGCAGGAGTTATTTCTGCTATCGGTGGAGCTGCCGGTGGGTACATCGGTACAGCACTCGGTGGTCCAATTGGAACCGCTGCCGGTTCATTTCTCGGAGGGAAAATTGGCCATCTCGTCGAGAAGATTACAGGGTTTGGAGATTACAAAATCGCAAATAATTCTATCATGAAGGGAGGTATGAGTCCCCCTTATGTTGTTAATTCCATGAACAAAGGATCTGTAATCGTGCGTCATAGGGAATATATCTGTGATATTGCAGCAACTACAGCATTTACAGTCAGGTCATTTCCTATTAATCCCGGACTTCCACAGACGTTTCCGTGGCTGAGTCAAATCGCTGCTTCGTTCGAACAGTTCAGAATGAGAGGGTGTTTATTCGAATTTTTATCGACATCTTCAGATGCACTCCTCTCTACTTCTACTTCAACAGCCTTAGGAACAGTCAATATGGCTACACAGTATGATGTAGCTCATCCAGACTTTCCAGACAAGAGGAGTATGCTTAATCATGAGTTCGCAAACTCAAGTAAGCCCTCTTGTACATTCATCCATCCTATTGAATGTAAGAAGAGTCGAACCACTATTTCTGAGCTCTATACTAGAGACGGAGAGGTTCCAGACGGTTCAGACCCACACTTGTATGATCTAGGTAATTTTCAGATCGCAACCGAAGGAATGCAGGCATCTGGAGGTGTCCTCGGTGAATTGTGGGTTACATACGAAGTAGAGTTGTTTAAACAACAGTTCAACATCCTGTCATACTGTGATCATTTTAGTTTCACTGATGTTTCAAGCAATACTTGGACTAAGCTTCCAGTAACATCTCAGAGTGGAAACTTAGGTGGGTATATTCCTAATTCTCATCAATATAGTTTTCCTGGAGATATCTCTTCGGGTCAATTTATGATTACATACATCTGTGTCGGAGGTTCTGCTTCTCTCGGATCAGTTGATAGCAATCTCACTTTAACAAATTGTGCTATTCGTAAGGCCTTTCATAACGGAACTGAAGATGTTGTTCAGAATGGAGGTACTTCGACTGTTCTGATGACTCAATTTGCCGTTCAAATTACAGCACCAGGAGCTTCTATTACATTTGGAACGATTGCTATCCCAGCATTAAATAATTACGCAGACCTATGGGTAATGCGTCTCGCTGATAATACACTTTCAGCTTAATTGTCTTATCGAACGATATGACTTATGCACTGGGGCACCCCCGACGCTGGGGCACCCCGCCGCGTAGCGGGAGGGGTAGCGGAGAGGGGTAGTGCCACTATGAGCATGTTTGATTTCTAAATGTGTATTTAGAAAAATAAGTAGAGCGTATCAAACTACACGATATGGAGGGTAGTTGCGTGCGCGGGGGCACCCCTCCGGGGTCGCGGAGCAACGACCGATACATTAACAATCTACATGAGCGTGGACTTTACATTCCCACGGTGAGTTACTGTCTTTATCGTTAAAAATGATGTGTACAGTTAGCCAGCCGTTCAATATTTTAACGTGAGTACTTACAGGTATATCATATACAGATTCTTCCATAACACCACCATCTTCATCTCTATCTAGTAACACAGCAGTTCCAGTGAATATCCCTTCGGTATTCTTGAGTTTTAAGCCCGTGTTTTCCATCTTTTATATGTCGGGCAAAACTCCCATACAATTTACTAGGGCAGGGCGGGAGGGAGTATATAAATTAATCATCAACCAACCAATCTAACCAACCAATCTAACTAACACTTATATATACAATCTTTTCTCTTCTTCTATTTCTACTTTTTAATCATCAACCAACCAATCTAACCAACCAATCTAACTAATAACTAACTTCAACTTTTTCAAATACATACACATATATTTACTTAATTATCACCATCATAATCTTTTTTCATTCTTTTACTTTTCTCTTTTTTATTCTTCCTTTCTTTAGCATCACATTCTTCACCATCCTTATTTCCCCAAACAAATTCATTGACAATCTCCTGATATCTATCACCATAATAGTCCTCTTCACAGATTTTAAGACATTTCTTTAAGTCCATTCTCTTTAGTTTCGAATGGTCACCTTTTACTCTGTACACTTCCCATCTATCAACGCTTACTTTTGTTAAGTGTGGCATAGTATTAGTGCAGATTATTAGATTTCTAACATCAAATTGCACAGTTTTACCTACGTACTTTAGTGCTGTAATGACACCATCTCTGATGGCTTCAAGAACAGAGTAGATTTTATGATCGTGCTGTTCTCTTGTCAGATTGATAAGTACTGAATCACCTGTCCATGCACCAGTTTCTAATGCGGTTTTGATTAGTGTAGCTACACCTTTCATGTCTGACATACCTCCGTTGATAAACAAAAAGCGTTTTGGATATTTCCACATTAGAGCTTTAAAGAGATCTGTCTTTCCTGATCCTCCCATCTCATTGTATAGGACTGTAAAGACTCTGTTGTATCTCATCTTCTTTTTGTTTTCAATTCTTTGAGGATTTTTCTTAGCTTCCCAACGATCTTCTTCTGATGATGAGATGTTCGAATCATCTTCTCCGAGATCTGCTAGTTGTTCCTCTTCTGTGAATGGAACGAGATCTGGTTTGTATTGAGATCTCTTGTTCATTCTTATTTCTAGTTGGATTTGATACCTTAAGCAGTGTTCCATTTTAATTGGAGGTTCCATTCCAACTTCTGTTCTAGCAAATTGCCAAGCAGCGAGGACCCCTGGTACGTCGGATGGTTTCTTCGCAACGGATTTAATTGCTGTTTTTTCATCCGGACAGTGACCAAGTGCATCCATAAAGTGAGGAGCCTTTTCTGGTGGTTTAAGGTCTGCGTTTTCAGGGTCCTCTTTGGATAAGTATACTTTGCAGTTTTCAAAGTGTTTATCACCTATAACTTTTTGTACGTTAGGGTGTAGACTTTTATAGTCAAAGCATGTAGCTTTCTTTGAAGAAGCATTTCCAACGAATCTGACGAGTACGTGAGTGTGTAGGTAAGGTGTCTTCTTCTTGTCCTTAGCATGTCCTCCTGTTTCATGGGCTAGCCAGATTTTGTCTACGTC